TACTTAATTTCTATGTACGAGATGACTTTCCGTTATTGATTGTAGGGCCAAATAAGATGGTGGTTAAAGCACCGTTTACTAGAGGGGATTGAATGATAATTAGTAGGTGTATGGATGGAAAGCATGTATTTAAATCTTGGAGAGAAAATGGAGAAAAGAAGTTTCTAATGGAAGCATTTAGACCTTATTTTTATGTCAAGGAAGACGAAAAAGAACATGCTAATTATTCACCTAGTAAGTATATCAGAAGAAACTTTGAGTACGAAAGAGGTGATTGGGTTAATCTAGATAAAGAAAGTCTAAAGAGAGTATATGTGGAAAACTCCTTTGACATCTATTCTGCTAGAAAGATGTTTAGTAAAACATACGAAGCAGATGTACCTTATACCTTTAGATATGCAGTTGATACTATTTCAGAAATGCCGGAGTATAAAATGCGTAAATGGTATTGGGATATGGAATGGCAACAAGGCGGGGAACACCACGATAAGATTACTACTATTGTAATGTATGATAATTATGATAAAGAATACCATCAATGGGTTTGGTTTCCTAAAGAAAACGAATTGAATATATTCGATAATTCTTTAGAGATAAGCAATATGAATTATTGTAGTGATGAAAAGCATATGCTTGAACACTTCATTAATACTATGATAGACAAAGACCCTGATATGTTAATTGCATGGTTTGGTAACTTTGCAGATATACCTAAACTTCTTGAAAGATGCTGTGCATTAGGAATCAACCCTAATAGAATGTCTCCAATTAACCGCATAGATGGCCTTAAAAAGAGCAAGGGTGGCTTCAAATACATTAAGGGTGAAAAGGGGTTTTCACCTATCGAACAGCCCATAGGGGGTCGCATAACCCTCAATCTAGACCTTGCTTTTGAAAGACAATGGAATGATTCACAAAGAGGAACATTACCTTCTTTAAGTTTAGATTATGTTTCAGAAATCCTATTAGGTAAAAAGAAACTAGTAAGTGAAAAATTCCCAGACCCTAACGAGTTTTACCGCAGGGCTTGGTTAGAAGATACTGAAACTTATTTGCAATATGCTTTGAAAGATGTTGAATTGATTGTTGAAATAGATGAAACTAATTATTGTAGTGAGGCGATTATAGCACTGCAAAGATTATTGAAAGCACCCTTTGATGCTTGTTTTTATGCAAGTCATATGGGTTCAATTTACTTTATGAGAAATGCTTGGTGGATAGCACCAACAGGAAACAAAAAGGCTGAGAAAGAATCGTATAAAGGAGCCATGATTTATGACCCGTTAAGCGAAGACACTAACGGACTACATCTTAATGTGGCGGCGTTTGATTATAGCGGATTGTACCCAAGTATGATGATAGCACGAAACATTTCTTTTGAAACTAAATCATCTGAACCTACGGAGTTTGGAGTTAATATCCTAACGCCTAGAGATTTCAGCGAAGTTACCGAAGTGGAGATGCTTTATTACAAGACGGATAAGTTAGGTTTGTTGCCTAAATCTGTTCTAGAATTAAAGGAACTGCGAAATGAATATAAGCGTCTTATGCGAGAGGCTAGGGAATCGAATAATAATAAAGCCTACATTAAGTGGTATAATAACCAAATGGCGGTAAAACGCCTATCTGCATCTTTTTATGGCATAATCGGATATACTGGTTTTGCTTGGGCTGATGTTGATTTAGCCGCTTCAATAACTGCAAGTGCAAGAGAAGCAATTAGATTAGCGGCATTTAAAGCAAAGGAGATGAAAATATGAATAAAAGATGCCAAGTATGGACTGACAAAATTATAGCAGAAATGAAAGAACCTTTCACTGCTCTTACCATAAGAGAGAAATTAGTAGAACGCTATAAATCAAACTATATTGAAAGTAATACATCAATAGGCCAATACCTTTCAAGGCATTGTGTATTGATAGGTGTATCTGATTCTAGGCATGTTTATAGGAAATGTGATTAATATGAAGACTAAATATGTAATAGTGAAAGTATCGTATGATACAGAAGAAACATGGGATATTACCATGCAAGAAATAAAGGAGATATTTCAAATGATGAATAACTTGAAGCGTCATGCTATCATTACTGATATAGAACAAGGTGTTAATAATGAGGAATAAGGTAAAAGAAGAAATATATATTGTAGAATGTGAATTTCATTGTGACCATTTAGCATGTTTTCTTAGATTGTATGATGGTTGGAAAGAAGATTTTGATGAATCACAAAACTATACCATATGTGAATACTTCTCTATGGGAGATTTTTACTTTATCAAAAAAATGTATGTGGAAACAGATGAAGATGGTGAAGAAACTGAGGGAGAATGTGAAACTGTTGGGTTCTTAACAGTAGATAGACTAATACCTGAAAAATTAGAATCTCTTGACCATATATGGATAATGAAAGAGGAAAGAAGAAAGGGCTACGCCACACTTGCTTTTGAAGAAATTAAAAAGTTAAAAGTTAATTATGTTAGCGATGTTCTTACTCCTGATGGAAAAGCATTTCTAGAAAGTTTAATTGGAGAAGGGATAAATAAAGATGAAGAAGTAATACATAGAGGCTTCACATCTAAACTTTAGGTGTTTAATATGATGATGGATAAGACTAATGAGTTATTAGAAGAATTGCTGGCTATGATAGCAAAAAGTAACAAGATATTAATGATGGTAAATGTCGTAAACATAGCAACCATTTTAACAATAGTAACGGTGATAATATGAATGAAGAAATAAAAAGATTAACAATGGAAAACGAAGCATTAGTGGATAGAATAAAGAGACTTGAAGAAAGGATTCGATTATTAGAATTAGACGAAGAAGGAAGGGCTTCTGTATATCATGTAGCAAAGGCAGTTCACGAAATACAAAATGACCTTAAAAGCCTTCACCCCGAATTACATTTTAATAATTCAGTGTATGCGCCCGATAAGGTGGGGAATTGATGCCCTTTACTTATGATAGGACTTGGACTGAAATACACACTATGCTTGAAAAAGCAGAAAGAAAACAAAACATGCACTATACTAAAATGCAGAGTCCAAATAAGAAAGACCGCATATATCACATGAGAAACTACAAGGCATTGGAAGGAGTAATCAAAGCCCTAAAGTGGACTCTTGGAGATAAAGATATAGAACATCCATTGGAGTGATATTTATGAAAGTAGTTTACGGACATACTGATTCTATTTATGTTCAGATTGACTCTATCGAAAGAGCAGAAGAATGTATCAAAGAAATTGAAACTAGCGTTAGAGAATCCTTTCCTAATGTTATGGGATTAGATGAACACCCCGTAGTATTAGAGTTTGAGAAATACTATTCTGCTTTAGGAGTAGGAGTAACTAAGAATAGAAATGCCGGTATGATTGTATGGGAGGATGGTAATTATTTAGATAAACCTAAGTTTACCATGACGGGTTTTACTGCGAAGAGAGTTAGTGAAACTCCCTTCTCAAAAACTATTCAGACTGATGTACTAAAGATGTGGGTTAACTCTAAAACGGAAACTGAAATCTTAGCATACTTGCATGATAAATATACTGCTACTCTTAATGGTGAGATAGAGATTAAAAACTTCATCAAAAGAAGTAGGTTAAAATCTAATCGCTTTATGGTTAAGTGCGGTAAATGTAATACTAAATATCACATCACCGATTGTTTGAAAATGGGATGGTGTAAAAAGTGCAGTAACGATACTAAAAACTTCACTACTTTAGAAGGGAAAAAACCCACATTTGGTTCCGGTATTGCCGGTGTATTATATGGTTGGGAAAAGAAGGATATGACCTTTGACGACTCTTATCTTTATCTTAAAGTAAAGAGTGTTAACGATAGTTATACAAATCCTTTGACTAAGGAAATAAGAAGCGTGGAATATGTTTCCGGCACAACCTATGCAGACTTTGAAAGTTATACGGTTGATTGGTCACACTACGCAGAACAGGTCTTAAAAAAGGCCGAGCCTATTTACAAGGCTATGAAATGGGACTTATCTAGTATAAGAACTGGTAAAATACAAAGAAAATTAGATGATTGGTGGTAATATGAATAATGATGAAAAGTATAATGCAGTAATTTCTTCTATGCAAGATTTTACTTACGATTGGAAGCCTGAAAATTATGAAGACCCAAGTATGCCTATATTGAAAATAACGAAATCTTCTCTTGGAACATTTCAATGGTGTCAGAAAAAGTACGATTTTTCTTATATTCAGCGTTTGCCTCAAGACCAAACAGACGCTATGTTGAAGGGAACTATTTGTCACACTACAAGAGAAAACTTTTTCAATGATTTTGATATTAAAAAAGCAGAATCTATGAGTGCTGATGAAGTGTTTGAGTATTGTCAAAGTCTTCATCCTATTGATGATTACTTGGATATATCCATGACGCAATCCGCATTTGAAGCCGAGCGTTTTATTGAAGCAAGGGCAGAAGATAAGTTAGATGAATACTTACCTGTTTGTAATGAAGGTAAATTCGATGCTAATATAACTATTGACAAAGATACTAACCCTAAATATCCTCTAAGAAGAGATTATGTAATACACATACAAGGAATTATTGACCGTATCTTTGAAGTGGATGGCGGCTATCTTCCTTTTGAATATAAAACGGGGCCGTGGAAAGACTACAAGAAAACTATGATGCGTAAAGAAATGGCATTTTATCAACTGTTGATTGAAAACTCTCCCGATGAAGTGCTTATTCAAAATGGATTAGACCCCGAAAAGAAGGTAACTCATTGGGGTTGGTACTATCCTGTTTCTAATTATGTGTTTTCACAAAAGGTAGCAAAAAGAACAATGACTTCTGTAATGAATCATATAGCCCATTTAATTTGGTCTTATGAGAATAGTCAATTCCCTGCTAAATTCTTTTACAAGACTTGCTCATTCTGTTCATTCTTTGGAATATGCGATGCGGCACAAGAAGATACTTGGGTTTGATATTATGTTTTTTTTAATTAAAAGACTTCTAAGAAAGATAGGATTATTGTTAAGAATGCCCGAAAGTGAATGGTTAGAGAAAGGTGAAGAGGAATGAAATGTAAATTATGTAAAGAAGAAATAGAAGGCTACGGTCATTATCTAAGTAAAGGCGGCCATTGTTGCGATACTTGTAATTGGACTAAAGTGCTGCCTAATAGAATGAAGGGGGTTCACTTATGAATAACGATTTAATAAAACAAAAGGTACTAGCGAGAGATTGGACATTTAGTGAAATATCAAACCTAAAGCAAACTATTGACCTGTTATGTAATGAGATTTATTCAGAATCTAAACTATCTGAGAGATTTGATTTGCTTAGAGATGTAAGAGTCAATGAATCCTTTGTAGGACATACCTTTGAAGATATGATGAGAGAAGCAATAAATACAAAACTATCCGGCGAAATAGCCGGTGTAATAAGAAATATGCTAAATACAGCAACAGTGAATTTTGGAGGTAATAACAATGAAATATCCGAGGGAAGTATGGGCGGGGAGCCACATAAAGAACGCACCGCAGATGAAAAGAAAAGTAGTCTTATCGAGGAATGAATATGCTGAGTTTGTTAACGCTCAAAATAATAGGACAAATGTTTATACGACAGTTTATGACTTTGAACATTTTTCAGAAACGGCAAAGGTAGATTCATCGGTAATTCTAGATAGAATATTTTTAGATTTTGACGGGCATGATAATGATTTAGAATACGCATGGAGGGATTTGAAGATGGTAATGCAAAGAGTATTAGAAAGAGATTGGAGATACACTATGTTCTTTTCAGGAAGAGGTTTTCATTTATTTTTATTTGGTGAACCTGCTGATAATATCAGAAGTATTCAGACCTTCTTTAGAGAAATTAAAACATTTCTTAAAGCAAACATTACTGGTAAAACGACTCTTGATGATAGAGTAGGTCAAACTACTAGATTGAGAAGAGTACCCAACACCGTAAATATGTCATCTAATTATTACGGCAATCCGCTATACTGCATTCCTTTACAGAAGGAAGACCTTAGCCATAGTTTAGATACTATACTAGAGTTAGCAACCAAACCAAGGCATTTACGCTTTGAAATAGGTGGTAATATCGAGGTCACTTTTCCTGATGTACCCCCTATCGAAGCCGTTGAAGGTGAAATTTCTGTCCCAAAATATACAGGAAAACTCCCAATATTGCCTTGTTTACACAATGCTATAATGACGGAGAATCCGTCGCATATTGCTAGAGCATACTTGGTTTCTTGGTATAGAGATTTGTTAACAGGTAGGCGACCATTAAATTCATTGAAGGAAAAACAAGAAGTATTAGACTTAATTGTAAAAGAAATCAAACAATTGGTTGAATCTAATGATGAAGTATGGTTAGATTGGGATGAACATACAACTAGAAAACATGCTAAGTTTACAGTATTTGGTAATTATAAAACTCCATTCTGTAATAAGTTAATTAGTGAAGGTTACTGTGTTGGTAAGTGCTGGCGTTATCCAGATTATTTAGGTGAGTAATATGTTAGTAATAGATAGCAGAGAAAAAGATGGTTCTAAATTAGTTAAATTAGTACAGTCTAAATGTAAAGGTTTAGGTATTAAGACTGAAAAGAAATGGCTTGAGATTGGAGATTATGTTTTTGATGATGTATGCTTTGAAGCAAAATCAACAACTGATTTTTTAGGTTCGGTTATGAGTAAAAGAATATGGACTCAAATAGATAACATGGATAGGCACTATAAAACTAATATAGTAATTATCTATGGTACTTTAGAAGAAGCGATTTATAATGTTAAAAGACATGGTAAATCTAACATTCAAGAACCTGCAAGAAGTATAATGCTAAACAATAAGTTTTTAGGCGGTATAGGAAGGATTACCTTAGATACTGATGTAAAGGCTTTTTGGGTTCCAACAGAAGAAGAAGCGGCCTTAATCATAAGTGCCATATGTAAAATGAAGCCTATTGAAAGAGATGTAATTAGGCCAGAGATATTTAAAAGAATAACAACTGATGATTTAAGGTTAGATGTATTAACTAGTATAAAAGGTGTCTCTTTAAAGAAGGCTAAAGCCTTTATTAAAGAATACGGAAGTATTATGGAGATAGGCGAACAAACAGTTCATGAGTTGTGTCACATGGATGGTATCGGTGAAAAAACCGCACAAAGAATATTAGACACATTAAACAGTGAAAAGAAGGTGAAAATATGAATGAAGATGAATTAGAAGAAGAGAGAATCCATACAAACGCTATGTATGCTGATGAAGATGAAATAGCGTATTTACAAGAATACGAAGAAAATATGAAATCATTTTCAGGAGTGTTACCTGCGGCAGTAAAAGCATTTCAAGAGGATGCTTGTAATGTTGCTCATTATAATGATATTCCTGCGGCGGCTTCATTCTTTGTAATATTAGGACAGATATGTAAAGACTTTATTAAAGTACCAAATGGATTCAGCGTTGAAGATTCAAGAATACATTTTTTACAGATTCAAACTTCCGGTACGGGAAAATCAACATTGTATAACTTTGTCGGCCCTGTATCTAAAAGAGTATTTAAAATGATAAATGATACTAACAGCCATCCATTAGCAGAATTGATTCCATCTACATATGAGAATGAATTTGAAGCAAAAAAACCAAAACACTTCAATACTTTCTCAACCACTCTTTATACTGATGCGGCATTGACAGGTCATTATACTCCTGAGATGATTACCGAAGGAGATGATAAAGGTCAATTTGTTCAGAAAAGAGTTGCTGGTGAATTAGAAGGTAGCGGGTTAGCCCATTGGGATGAATTTGAATATTCAGGTATTTTCCATCAAACCCAACATAAGCAAGACGCTATCGTTATGTTGAATACTTTTATGAATACTTTGCATGGTGAGTCTTGGATTGTTTCTAAAAAGTTAAAAGATGGCGATACTATGTTCTGCTTTAATGAGCGTTCAGTGTTAGCGATGACTTATCCTCCTAATAAACTAGAATCTGTAATAACAGAAAAGGGAGTACTACAAAGAATGCTAGTGTTCATATGGGATGTTCCTCCTTTTATTCAAGATAAAATGAGAAGAAAACAGATATTTTATGCTGGTAAAGTAATGGAAAGTAATCTACCGATTGATAAACACGCTAAGAGATTATTTAAGATTTATTCAACAGTAAAAGAAAGATGGGAAGAAGTAGATAAAGATGGCCTTAGAGTCATGACCTTTTCTCCTGATTTCAATGAAGTATTAGAGTTTGAGTACGAAGGTATGGAAGACTATATTCAGTCAACTAGGCCCGAAGTTAGGAAGATTGCATCTAATTTTACTACCCGATTGCTTAAAATTCTCATTAAAATGTCTGTTCTATGTAGTGTAGCCCAAAGCCCCTCTATCACCAATAAAGAAGAAAGGTTCATAGTTACGGGGTACAATGTCCGACAGGCCACCACTATTGTCCGACAGTGTTATATGACATTGGTGGACTGGCTAGAACGAAGCCTCAAGGTGAGGTCACAGCAAATTGCTGACAAAGGCAAGCAACCCCAATTTATCAAAGTATTCACAGAAATGAAAGCAGATGAAGATGGTTTTGTTAACAAGAAAACATTTTTAGAAAGGGTTAAGAAAGAAACTAGTCTTGGTAAATCTAGAATGTATGAATTATGGAATCAAAATGCTCACTTATTTGAAGCAGACAAACAAGGGCGTTCAGTATTTATTAAATTAAAGGAGGAAAAGAAATGAAATGGGAAAACCAATATGTAGTTTTTGATGTAACAAAAGGGCCAAAAGTAATTATAGAAACTTTAGATACTTATGGAGATGAAGGATGGGAATGTTGTTCTATGCTAAGTATTGCAGGAGCAAACATTGTCGCTTTCTTAAAAAGAAAGATTGGAAGCAACGAAGAAGATGTTGACGAAAATGCACAAAAAATCTCTAAACTATGGTCTAATGGTACTGAGTGATTTTAATGTCAGTATTGGCGTTAGACATTGAAACTAAGAATATGTCTCACGACATAGGTGGTTTCGGTAATACTCATATGTTTCAAGTATCAACCGTTGCTACTTGGGATGGGTCTAACGGTACTATTTATGTCGATGAGCCTTTAGATTCATTTGCAAAGTCTGGTCATGTAGTAAAGAGCCTATCTGAATTAAAGTATGATTTAGATAATCATTTACAAAAAGACGGAGTATTGTTAGGACATAACTTAGCCGCTTTCGATTTGCCAATATTAAGAGATTCATTAGATATTTATTGCATTCATAAGTATCTAGGAGAAGAAAGGTATATTGATACAAGTAAATATATTCTTAAAGAACATGGCGAAAGAATGCAATTGAAGAATCTAGTGAAATGTTCATTGGATGATTCTAAGTTAATGGACAGTGCAGATGCACCTAAACTATGGAAAATGGGTAAATATGACGAAGTAGTTGAATATTGTATGAAAGATACTCAACTAGTTTACGACCTTTGGAAATACGGACAGGATAATGGCATGGTAAAAGCATTCTCTATCGAGAAAGAAGAATTTGTAGAATTAGGAGTTGAATGGTAATGACAACAGCAGAATGGTTTGGTCTTTTGATTTTCCTTGTAATTATTACTCTTCTGTTCTTTGCGGCATTTGGTGGTACTAACATCACTGATGATAGCGTTGAAGAATACATGAAGAGATTAATTGGAGAATCTGAAGGTGACAAAAAGAAATGAGTTTAAAACAGACTTGCAAGTATTGTAATAACGCTACCTTAGCGAAGCGTTTATTGGGATTCTATGTAGGTTCTAATGAAAGACTCAAATTATGGGAATGCCGTGAATGCGGCGGTATTTGGTCAGACAAAACTAAAGGGGGAAGTAGTCTTTAACAGGCTACTTCTCCCATTTTTTTTTGGTTTTTTTTAATAAAAAATATACTCTAAATTGGAGTATTTATAGTGGAATAGCAAGTACCGCACATTGAACACTTACCTGTACGCTATTAACACCATCATCTATATCACATGTAAGGTCATAAAGACAGTCATTTGGTGGGTCTGAAGCACTTCCCGGAATTGTTCCAGCAATAGCCAAAGTATTGTATCTAGCCGCATTTGTTGTTCCAGCCGAATTAACGCTATATACGCCTGAAGCGTCGTCTAATTCCGTATTACTCCAAGTATAAGTATAACTTCCAGTACCGCCAGTAGCAAGCACTGAAACATCCCATATTGGGATTCCACCAGTACCCGTAGTAAAAGCCCCACTACCCGCAACATCGGCATGTTCTACTAAATCAATTAAAGGTGCAGAGCCGTCTATTATGATTTGAGCCGCTAAAGGTGTTCCTCTTGATGGATGTGAACCAAATCCACAAACAACATAACCAAAACTCATTCATCATTCCCCGCATCAATTGTATAGAATATCTTCATTCCTAATAATCTTGCATCGGCGTTATAACCATCAGCAGAAACATCTCTATTAAGTTGGAAAAAGGTAATTGAATCGGTAGTGGCATTCTTTACCGTACAAGCAGAAGCACTTACAGACCTATTAATATCATTAACAGTTCCACTATGAGCCTTTGCCGTAGTATTTGCAGGACTTCCAAATGTAGTATCAACGGGGTCGCTATCGTCAAAACAAACTCCTTTTAATTGCCAAACAACATCACTTGTATTTGTATTTCCACCCATCCAATAAACTTCATAAGTTAATGTTCCTTCATTCCAAGACTTAGGGAATGAAATAGTAAATTGGCAAAACTCATCAGAAGCAGTATCAAAATCTAATACTTTTATTTCAGGCCCATTAGACAATTCAACTTGAGTTAAAGCAGAGCAGCCGAATGAAGTATTAGGGTACATAGCAGAAGCAGGGATGTAAATAGAATGTAGTCCTGTTAATAGTGGCCCTGTTGCCCCGTTTGTCAATCTAATATCATTACCTGCCTCATTAGTAAAATACAATTCATTAGGTTCACTTCCAGCACCAGTTTTAGTCCATAATTGACCATAAGCCGCAGTATCAGCATCAGCATTCGCTTGTTCTTTTAATGTGATTGCGCCTTCTACTGTTAGTTTTGTTTTTGGGGTACTTATACCAATACCAACTTTATCGTTACCTGCATCTGCTCTAATCAGAGCAGTATCTCCCGTACCTTCAACTATGAAATCAACATCGTATTGTCCATCATTAATATGAACACTACCGGAAGAAGTGCTACTGCCTTGAACTAAAAACAATCGTCTTGAAGTGCCTTGGTGCATTACATTAAAGTTCATCTTACCTGCTTCTTGTGTATTTGTTACATATCTTGATTCTGCGAGAATGTGAGCATAAAGAGTATTTGTACCCACACTATCTTCTCCTTCAAATCTAATTATACCTATATCATCTATTTCTGAACTTTCAAAAGTTAGAGTGGTGTTTGTATTTGTAGCGTCAGTGTCATGACTAATTGTAAAACAAGTAGAGTTGTTAATTGCTACGATTGTTACTGTGCTACCTGAAGGAATACCTGTTCCTGTAACCTCTAACCCTACAACAATGTTGGCATTAGCGACATGTGTAATATGTCTAACACTTGTGCTTGAACCATCAGATAATCCCGATGTATGGTTAGTATCACAAGTAGCGTCTGTAAATTGTGCTGGATTTGTGAGTGCATTAGGAGTTGGGCTATTTTTTCTCAATACTAACGAAGGTTCGTCATCATCAGTATTAGTGTTTTCAATGAGCAATCTTGGTTCTAGGGAGTTTGCTGATTTAAGATGCAGTAATGCTGTAGGGGTATCAGTTCCAATACCAATATTCCCTTCATCATCAATTCTCATTCTTTCTGCTAATGTTCCAGCATTAGCAGTAGATAATACTAAACTCCCATCATCAACTCCATCTGCATCATTAACTGCACTAATTCTTGCACCGACATAAGAAGTAGGGCCGTGAGAATCATAATTTTCTAAATCAATTCTAGCATAATCTGTTCCTGCTGCGTTTCTTGCACCTTCGATACTTAATGTTCTTGTTTGTCCTGAATCAGCACTTCTTGAAATTGCCGTGTCTCCACTAACTTCTAATTTTGCTGTGGGTGCTGTTGCCCCAATACCTACTCTTGAAGTAGAACCATCAATTCTCATTATTTCTTGACCTGCACCGCCACCATCTGAATCATTTGCTTTGAAAATAATATCTTTATCGCTGGTTACATTCTCTATAATAGCATCATCAGAAGATGTGGATAATTTTAAATCAGTACCTACTTCTAAAGTACCCTTTGCTTCAGTTTTTCCATCCCCCGTAACTACAAATTTATTATTTCCGGTATCGTCTTTAATTACTACTGCGGTAGCATCAGTATCAGTACCTAATTGTAAAATTATTTGGTCATTAGTATCTTGGTTATCTATTGTAAAATCGCCAAATGTGTTAGTAATAGTAGTTCCGCCAGAAGCACCTGTAATTTCAGAAGTAGTAGCATATACGCCGCTATTATTATAACCTATATTTATCGAGTTTTCTGTTTTATCAGTGGTTAAAAACTGTATTAATCTAGAACCGTAAGCAGTAGCACTAGTGTACTCAATCAAAGCAATAATAGTATCTCCCGCAGTATAAGCAGGAACCCTATCATTAGCGGTAGGTTGTCTAATAGCAAGAGCATTACTTGAATTAACTACTAACATATGATAGCCTTTATCGTATGTTGTGGTAAATGCACTTGTAGTAAAATTAGCAGCAGAAGCAGTGTATAATTTACCATCTCTAAAATAAGAACCTGCACTGACTTGTATAACATTTCCACTACTAGCCTGTGTAATATCGAAATCATTTGAGTTATTTTTAATTACTATATTTCCTCTTGCCATTTGGCTTAATGATTTTATTAAACCTGTATGGGGATAATCTATCCCATCAGTTATTTGACCTAATGTTCCTGTGCTGTTTGCACTAATAAAGTGCGGATTATTTTCAACCATATTACTCAATCTCCATTATAAAAAATATCTCTAAATCACTTGTAGTTGTAAGTGGCCCTATACCATCAAAACTAAATCTTGCTAACATATTACCAGAAGAATCAAAAAAACCTGCTTCTCTAATTACTTTACCTACTATGGAGGTATCTGAACCTGCTATTTTTAATCCAAATTCAACAGTATTTTCTCCGGCTTTTAGGCTAGTAATTGTATATGAAGAGGGTGATGCTCCGATGTCAACATCTAAATCAGTGGATGCGGGGCTAGTCGAATTACCACCTTGCCCTACCTTTCCAGCAGTAATTAAGGTAACTGCTTGAGCCGCTAATAACGATTTGAATTTATCACTTATCAATAGTCTTCCCCCAATAAATCAGTGATGGTAACGCCGATACCACCTGTATGTCCTAATGGGCGCACAGTGGTATTTAGAGTTGTCCCGAAGCCTAAAGTGGCTCCGCCATTACTCTTCCTTTCTCTAATTAAAAGCCTCATGGGTTTTAATTTAATCTCTTCTAAGAAAGTATTATACACAGTACTTGTATCGAAATCGCTATTTCTTATATTTGCTCTAATGTTTTTCTGTTGTATTGCTAACTCTGCAAATCTATCTTCTAGTTGTTTAGAGTATCTGCCTAATTCTAATTTCATATTTCCTTGTAATAAATGTTCTACTTGAAGTACGATATGTTGATTTCTATGAATATTTTCTCTGCTTATCTCTAATTCTACAATATCTCCTGCTCTTATCTGAGATACATTTTTATGACCTAAAGTTACTGTTATTTTTTGATTCAAGTCTGTGTGTAACATTAATAATTGCAGGGCTTTTGTATCTACTTCTTCCTGAGTTTTCAAGGTGTCGTCATAAACTTCTAAAGTCTTTTTACCTACTTGATTGATGCTTTTTACCTGCCTTCTTGTGGATTTATCAAACTTTCCATACACTATTATTTCATTATACAAATCAAACATGTTTTCTGATTTTTCATAATCATAAATTTCAGTATCTCCTGTATCTTTAATTAAAACTCCTGTATAGAATGAAGCGTCATCCTTATCTTTGATTTGAAAAGTATCATTATCATGAAATAAAACTTTATTCTTTTTAGCCAGTAAATCATTTATTGCGCTAAATAAATCCACTCCTTGATAGTTAGGTGCTAAAAATAGAGGATAATCCGCAGGAGTAGAAGTAAATTCAATATCATTTTCTTCCATTAAAGTATTAATTAAGTCTTCTGCTTCATTACAAATAGTAGTCCCTGTTCCTATTAATGCTCTTTTGGCATCAGAGACATCTATATCAACTGTTACATTAAAGGTTTCGCTAATAGAAACTACCCCGTTTAGTTCTGGTAGATTTCCAAAGGTTAAGAAAAATCCAATATCGTCGGAATTGTCCGTAAATTTAACTGAAGTTTTAGTAAAATTATCTCCATCACTTAATACCATAGAAGTATCTAATCCTAGACCTGCGGTTGTTGAGCCTGTAATCATGATTCTTGATTTTGTTACATCAGTAACAACTGGTTTAGTGTTTGAATAATCAGTTTGGTCAACGCCGACTAAAATATACATAGACAATGCTGCTTCCTGCCCTCCTGTATTATTATGGTCGGCAGTAGCACCCGAACCAATACCTGTTCCTAAAGTCCTTTTACCTGCGGAATCAACTAAAGTATAGTCTTGGATTTCTGTATAACAAGCATTTTCTCCATTTATTTTAGTGTATTTTGATGATAACTCATTCAATCGTATTTCTTTAGGAGAGTGACTATAAAAACAAGTGTGGTTAGGTTGCATTATTCTATACCAACCAATCCAATCTAATTCTTTATCAGTAGTTATTATATGCCTACTTGCAGTATTAGTAGTATCAATCTCATGAGAAATAATATATGCTATAATATCAGGAGTTTGATTGTTTAAAGAAGGATTAGTTACAAGGTTAGTGGAATAAGACTGAACTGAATTAGAATCATCATAATACTTGCCTTTTTCGCTGACTAAATAGCAACCCGTTAAGTCATTAACTAAGTCCAACCACATTCTATTGATATTTCCTTCTGCTGTTGAAGTTCCGCTAAGTAAAGAATTAACGGCTATTTCTTCCGAAGTATCAATAACATAATTGTAGGTTACTTGTCCTCCTATCTGTCTTTTCTTTGTTGAAAAATCAGCAGAGATTCCCGAAGTTGCGCCCGAATTTACATCATTATTTATTCTAAATAAAGTACTATCATCTATTTGGGTAATATAAGAATTAGCAGGTATTTTAGAATGGTCATCGACTTGCATTCCCACTCTTAAAGTAGCAGTACTGCTTACTTGGATAATTTTAGGATTAGTGCCAAAAGTAGTGCCCGAACCTGCTGTACTATCAGTCGCAATAGCCATTGAGAAATCAACATCTTCATTAATATACAATCTTGGTTTGAATCCCATTAACACTCCATCTGCGGTTTTACCATCAGCATGAGAATTAGATTCCAAACTTTCGTCTTCCCATTTAGCAAAGTCAAACTGTGTTTTCATACTAACAATAGCCAAATCTTTGAAACTTGTTTGTGCAATTTTTCTAAAACTACTGCCCATAATAGGTTGACCAACCATCCCTTTACTTGCTTGTGCGCCATCGGCATTTTCAACTTTGAATCTATCTAAGAATAAAGGTAACATTCCTTTGTAAAGTAATTCTTCTGCTGAACAGTCATTTGATTCGCTTTCTAAATTAAAGGCTTTTAATTTTTCAAAGACTAAGGAAGGATGCCAATTTATAGTAGAACTACCATCCCCTAAAACACTAGTTGCATCCATATTAACAGGAAGCCACAAGTTAGGGTCACGGTGAGAATCACCTCCGCCTTCGCCTAAATTCGATGTTGCGCCATTTCCATAATAGTCTTCAAAAGCACCGGATTCTCCATAATAAGAAGTACCCACTCTTCTAGCAACCATTGTCTTTAACATATGATTTGCATTATCGAACCCCGCAAAAGTATCAGCAGGGCCATGACCTTCTATTCTTGCGGATTGTGTAGTAAATGCAGAACTACCACCGCCCCAAGGTGGCATGGCCCCATCGGGAACAACATAAATAGTTTCATTATTAACATATGCACCTGCATTTGTTTTAATTGGGCCGTTTGCTAAATTAATTTTATATGCAGGTGAACCTCCTGTGCTGGCAGTTGCGGTTGTAGAATCCACTTGGCCGATATATCTTCCTCTAGCATCATAAATAATATCTCTGACTGAAACTAGTGAAGAAGGGTCATTATCACACTCTATTGCATCAGAAACAAAATTGGCTGTTGTAGGGCCATTACCTGTAAAAGCGGCAGATAAATCCTGTATAGACTTACCGTTATAATACCATATAGGATATGTTTTGCTTTTATTAACTGTATTTTCGGGGTCTATCTGATTAAAGGAGTAATCAACTACCATTTCAGTTAATCTCATTATAGAAAATTGCTTTAGGCTACTTACATCAGTGTCACAGGAAGAAATCGACCCACTAGTATAATGAGAGTCTGTAAAATTAATATTTTTACTTGTTCCTAATACTCCTTCTTTATTATCTGAATGGTCAGTTGTGCTAGGGTCATTTAGAAGCATTATATTATATCCTGTAATATTTCTAGAAAGAGTAGGATGTAGTAGGCTATCGTTTCTATTAGAAGAATATCCCATAATATCAGAATTAACAAACAAGAACATTCTAGCGATTTTAGGGTCTATAAAATTCATATTGTCTTTTGCAGTATAGGGACTTTCACCCCTTACATATCCATATCCCCCATTTAGCATACTAGTTGCAGGAGTTGGGTATAAACCTACTAAGTCTTCTGTTTCCCCTGAATAATAAATTGTTTTATCCCAAAATCTAGAGCCGCTAGCAGGAAACCAACCCCTACTTTCGGGTAAAATATGGCTATCATCTGCATTTTTACCTGTTTTACCGCTATGAAGAATTGAATTATGACCTACTCCCCTATAAGAATTAGCATAGTATTTTATCTTGGAAAAACTTTCACTATAATATAAAGCATTAGTAGGGTAAGAAGAGATAATATCAGTGGTTTTATTGTAATCTCCATGTTCTATATTAAATATCCGATAATGGGGAGAACCATATTTATCAACATAACATATTTCTTCGGTTGGTGCGCCTTGGTATAGAGAATAATTAAATGGTGCTAATTGTCCCATAGATGATTCACTAATACTTAAAAAATTACACGGCATTCTCATTATTGTTTTTCCGCCGTGTAAATGCGCTCCATTCAAAAAATTCATTTCATGAGTTTTGTGACTAGTTTCGCCATCAGTTTGATAATTTAATACTTTAATAGTCTGTCCATCTATGTCTATTGGTAGAGGTTTACTGACATAAATGTAATGAGTAGTGCCATCTTCAAGCATATCTGCTTGAATAAATTTACCCAAATAAGTAACGGTTCCATTATTATCAGCATATACGGGTTCTCCGTGATATTTTCTAGTATTAGCAATGCCAGAAAGAGCCTCAGTACTGCTACTATTTTCTACTCTAAAATAAAACTCTCCTACATTACTTGAGTAAACTGTCCCTAAAGTAGTTGTACTAAAATCAGTATCAAACAAATTTGCATGGTTTATATCGACTCTTCCTAAAGTTAATGGAATGTAGGGGGCTAACTCAATTACAGTATTGTCGCCTTCAGACGATGTACTAACTACTGTGAAATCTAACAGAGTGTTTACAGTATCAAAAGTAGAAAATTGTTGAGTTCCAGTATTAGTTTTATTATCGTCTAATCTCGCTTCAAATATAGGACTTTCCTTTACTCCTTTAACTGATGAAATATAATATCCTAGCGATTCTGCATTAACTGTGTTAGCACTAGTATTAACTAGTTCCGAGCCTTCCAATCCATTTAAGTTAGTATTTATAGAATAACCTCCATTAAAATATAATCCTTTACTTGAAGACCCGCTTAAAGTCGAGACAGTGCTTGTTTTAGTATTGGCTGAAAGAGATTTATTGAACATATAATGAGTAGTGCTACTGTAATATAATTCATAATTATAAGTAATGCCGCTATCTGTTGGAGCCGTAAGTCCTCCAATTTCCATGAGTGCCTTATGTCTTAAAGTAATAGTATTGCTAGATACGCTTTGTAATTCACCTAAATAAGCGTAATGGCCGTGTGCGGCTGTATATGCGAATAATAATACTCCTTTATTATCATTAGTTAATGCCCCTCCTAAATCAGAAACAGTTACACTGGTACTGGTAAATGATGCAGAGGTTATTTTAGCATCGGTTATTCCTGATTTAGTAAGAACAGAATAAGGAGATTTTGTTGAATAAATCATGTCCTGTGAATGTAAAGTATTCTTATTAATAATTGGGCCTAGTAATTTTCTAATATCTGAACGCCCCGCAATATCCATAATAGTCTGTCCATTTTCTTTGTAGTAACCTATTTTTTCAATACTACCTGAAAACTTTTCTACTTCTATGTAATAAGAACCCTCCATATAATCTAAAGAAGAAATTGACCTATTGGTTGTAGTAAAATCTAAAGTTAACATTTCTTTATTTCTATCAGAAGCAGTGACGGTGGCCTCTAAGAAACCGAAATTACCCGATATTAATTTAACATATAGATTATTATTTCTGTTTTCTATTAGGTCGAAAGAAGTTAAAAGAGTGCTATCTACGCTATTCCAAGCCCTTCTGTAAATAACTGCGGATTCCGCTAAAACATAACTAGAAGAAGCAAATTTAGAAGCAGACACTTCCGAATTGTCCGGCCTAGTTTCTGCTCTGAATGTAATATCCTGTTCTTTACCACTAGCCCCTGAATTATTAATTGCATCTATTGTATCGACAATAAGAATTATGTCACCTATTTTAACTTCATCCCCTACATTAAACATAGTGGCTAAATCATATTCAGTAGTAAAGGTATATTCATTAGTAGTACCCACTCTTGCTTTAATAAATGCTTTTAGTGCAAACCAATCATTAAATTTTCCTTTATGTAATCTATGCCTAATTCTTAAATCATCGAAGGCAGTAGTTTTAATGGGCAGTATTCTTTTAGTGTCAACTGCCTTCATTTCTGCATAGGTTCCTCTTGAGCCTATGGATTCTTCTAGTTGCAGGTCTATTACATTGTATAATTTATTTGCTCTTGTTGGTGAAAAATCATAATGAATATATCTTATTGGGCCTAAAGTGTCTAAAGAATCTGTATTAAAAACATCGTTATCAGTGTCTCTTCTAGCATTAGGAAAACACTCGTTATAATCTGTAAAATCAGTTGTTTCTGTCCAATCAGTTAAGGTATCTCCATTAGCAAATTCGTTAGTTATTGCTAAAGGTGCATTTCCAGATAAATAATAATCTGGCGAATCTATTTTCTTTAGGTTATCAGTTAAAGAAATATTCATAGAAAACTTACTATAATCTTTTATTTTATTTTGAAAATAAGCGGAAGTAACAAATGTATTTTTTATAGAAGGTGTTCTTGTTTTATTAACAGTACTAGCACCTGTATTACTTGCTCCTATAAACTTCATAAAATACTTAATATTGTGGTCTAATTGATTATCTTTATCTAAGTTATCATTGAAGAAATAAAATAAAGGAGAAGAACAAATTAATGAATCTTGTAAGTCCATTTTAATACCTGCCGATACCGCTAAGATTTTACAATTTCTGCCACTGTCAGAAACAGGTGGGCCTTTAAATATCATAAACTTAGTCCCTTCGGAAATTTCAGTTCCTAATCTTGGTTCAAAATCAAAAGAATCTCCTGCTACATCATCGGCATTAATTTCAGTAATCTTAGCGAAGTGGTGTTTTAGATGGTCGTCAGAATGAATAAGAACAAAGTAGTTATCAGTAGTTAAATCAGCAGTATTTAATTGATAACCTTCATTTAGTATACTACTGTAATTTTTAATTCTAAAACCTTCTGTTGTTTCTAAATTAGAATGTTCTGTTTCTCCAACCGTAGCCTGTTGAATAAAAGTTTCAGTAGCCGATGGAGGCTGTTCGTAAATAATAGTGTATAGTCTTTCACTTCCAGAATATGCACCAAAGGTTCTAAATTTAGGATTAGTAGGAACATTAACATTGCTTTTGTTAAAAATAACTGTATGGTCAGAATCAGTTTGGCCACTATTATTATTCATAGTGACATAATTGGAACTGTGAGAAGTGCTAGTAATATATGAATTATCTGGAATAGTAGCGGCAGAAGCACCTGTCTTGTAAGAAACTCCCATTCCAGCGTATATATTACCCATAGAAGCCTTAGTTATTCTTGTTGGGTTTGAAGAAGAATCGGTGGCTACTCCCGACACTTCAACCTTTTCAATAGATTCAGCAAAAATACGAGTCATAAATCCACCTCTTCAAATCTTAAATATAATAAAGCATCGTTATATGTAGGCATTAAGTTATCTATTTCAGAAATATTTTTTATTCTATTAGAAATACACATTTCATGAAATTCACCCATAAACTGTTTACATGTAGTAGCGGCTGTTGGGCCGGTAGCACTACCTCCACTAATTGCATCAGTAATGCCGGTTGTAGTCATATCATTTAACCCATTAGAACCAATATAAGTATCTGTTTTAGAAAACTCAAAGGGAATAGTAGTGCTAACTTGGTGGGTTTCTTCTTTAATTACAACTCCATTTAAGTATAAACTTATTCTTTCTGTTCTGTCATTAAAAACACAACCTACATGAAACATTTGGTCTATATACGACGGGTGCTTGTAAGTTGGTAAATATATGTCTGTGCCGCTTGCCACTGCTGGCCTTGTGCTATCCGTGCTTAATTGTATGTCTGCGCCACTAACGCTACTAACTGCACCTAAAGAAGTAAAGGTAAATCCACTACGAACATAAAGGTCTTGTTGATTTCCATGTATAGGATGAGTAGCACTAGCAAGTGTAAAAGTTTCGCCACCTTCTGCCATAGCACCACTTGAACTACTATGTGTTGTAGCCACTTTAGCATACATTACTCTTCCTTTACTATTAAATCCATCAAATAAGTCAGAGCCATTAGTAGCATTATATCTGAAAGCATGTCCTTTACTTGGTGCAATTACAACATCAGAAGTAACTGTTTTAGTGGCTAAACCGAAACCACTAGACATTAATTTAACATCAACTTTTATTTTGTATTGAGCAGGTTGGTTTTGAGTTGTATTTGTAGCATTTAGTAATGATATTTTAAAATTATCATTATTAAAAATCATCATCTCATGGGTTAGTCTATTAAACCTTGATAAATATAAATCATTTTGCATTTCTGTTTCATCATTACTATCTCCATCACTTAATGCGTAAGTCGATTGGGGTAGGCCAGACATTATCTTTTTACTTAAATTAGTAGTTACATTACCTACACCTAACGCATTAACACCTAAAGCCACTGCTGCTTGATGAGCATTGTTTCCATTAATCTCATAAGGAGTAATTAATGCTTCAAAGGTAAACGAACCTTTGTGCGACCAAATACCATAACCTACATCATCTTCTGTTGTTAAATTATTTCCTGTATTGGGTACATTATCTGAATAGTCCATTTTAACAAACGCATTACACATAATTGGAAAAACCAAAGAGCGTTGCTTTCCTGTTAAGACTTCATACATAATATCACGGCCCAATAATTGCTACTTCAAATTGCATACTGAAACTTAAATCAATTGCTTCGGCTTCCATGTTAAAACTAAAACTTCGTATAAATCCTGTCATTCCTGTGCTAGTTGAATTTTCTGGAAATTTTGAACCTCTAAATGATACGCCGTCATTATCCCCAAATCCTTCTGCTCCCCTTGAAGCAAAATTAAACGGAATTAAATGACCTCTACTACCCGTTCCGTCAACATCTCTGTCTCTATATTTTTCATCAACATTTGAAGGATATAAAATAACTAATTCATTCATTGATTGGTTATTCTGTAATCCGGTTGAATCAACACCCGAAGCAATCATTTGTGCTATTTCATGTGCAGTAAAAACCCTTGCAGTATCGTCATCTTCTGTTGCCCCATCAAAAGCCGTTCTTGTTTTTCTAAGAGTAGTTTCAGAAATAAATCCTGATAAATCTATTTGTTTAGTAGCCATTCCTAAATCTAAAGCCGCAGTAACAGATTCTCCCGTAACTATACCGGAGAAAGGAATAGGAAATGCAGGTATGGTCTTACTAACAGAAACTCCTACTGATGTAACATTCAAAGGTATTGTATTGATAGTTAAATCACTACTGTCTGTTTCTGAATATTGTCCGAATTTTAAATATACATATGTCATTTAATCACCCCAAAGTCCTAGAAGAAACATTTCTATTAATTCTATTATTTACCATTGTGCCTATCTTATCTGCAATTCTTCTTAACTCTTGGTCGGAAGTATCTTTAGCATTAATAGTAATATTATTGTTAATCACAGTGGAACCTCCACTCATAGACTTGCTTTGTGAATTAGAATAAACTCTTGAACCTGCTGGTAATCTGACCCTTTCTGGCCCATTTTCACCAACTAAATTGGTATTACCATGAGTTAATCCACCTGTTGCTAATCCATCTGCACCGAACCAATCCAATACATCGTTAATAGAACCTTTTACTGAAGCCCAAATATCTGTAATCCAACCCCAAGCGGTTGAAATACCGCCCCAAATCAAATCTATAAGATTTTTAACAGGTTCAAACTTCTTATACGCCATTCTAAATACTGCATAAATAAGGGCGGCTACTAAAACAAACATCATAATAGGCAAAGCATAAACTCCTATCAGTAAAAGTGCTTGCATGACTAAGTATTTAATAAAGTAAAGTCCTAATAATGTGACTCCTACCTTTATCAGTGCTGGTAGTGCTACTTTCCACCCACCCTCAACCAACCAAACCATCATATCTATAATAGAATAGAATATACCAACAGCAATAGCAAATATACCTTTAACAAATATCTGTAATAAATTCCAGCCTATTGTCATTAAAGCAGACATTATTGTTCCTAAGTAATCAAACATAGCAGAAAAATCGCCATCCATAAATGAACCTATTATACCAAACACAGAAGTCAATATGCCAACCGCCGCCAAGAATATTTCTTTCATATCATCGAATATGCCAAACTCAGCCATCACCCCCATAATATCATAGGCTACTTTAGCAATTGCTAATAGCGCAATCATTCCTAATATACCGAATATTAAGAATTTGAATGCCATATTAAGAACGGGCTTCATGAATTTTTGGAATGCTAATCCTTTCATTCTTATTTTCATGGCCAATTTTGAGTTTTTTACTAAAGTAGGAATGCTCCGCAATTTCCCAATCATAGGCCCTAATTTTTTTATATTTTCTATTGGGTTTTTAAGGAATTTAAAGCCACCCACAATAGGTGCGGCAAGACCTTTACCTGCATTTTTTAATACTTTACCAAATGCTTCATTATTTTCTTTAAAGTTTTCACCCCTTACTTTGCCCCGTTCTCCTTCACTTCCCTTCATACCAACCTTTTTACCTAATTCAGCAAATTCAGGACTTTGAATCCCTGCGTCAAATGCTTCCTTTACCTTTAGGGCTTCGGACATTTTTTCTTTATACGCATCAAAGGTTTCTTGATTCTGTTTAACATTTTCAGACAATTGCGTGAAACCTGCGGCATAAGCCTCCACTTCACTTTTACCTGTAATTATTGCTTGATTGTAGGCATGAGTGGATTCTAATGCTTCCTTTTGCTGGTCACTTAATTTTGCTAATTCCTTTCGTTTTTGTCGTTTAGCCTCAAAACCTTCTTTTATTTCTTTTATTGATTTTATTTCTTGGCCTGTTGTTGCCTCTATTGTTGCCCTATATTCTTTCTGCCTTTTATCTAAAGCAGACATGCTTAAAGCATATTTTTCTTGCATTTCTTTTAGGTGTTTACTATCTGCAATACTAAGTTTAACTCCTTTCTGTTGTTGGGCAAGATTCTCTTTTCTTATTTTTTCAAGCATATCTAAACTATCAAGTAATTCTCTTTTAGTTTGTATGAGGCCTTTATCTTTCTTTTCTGCTGCATCGACTAACTTCTGTCTCTTTTTTAATGCCCTTTGTTCGGCTTTGTCAATTCCTTGAAGTCTTTTTCCTAATTTTTCGTGTCTTGTATAGGTTTTTTGCAAAGCGGTATATTCTTCATTTATTTTTTTAACACCCTTAACAGTCTCTGCTAACTTCTTTTCATTTTCAGTCTGTTCTTTTATTTGATTTTTAGTGGAATCACTAAACTTACCAATCATTTCTAAAGTACCACGAAGGTAGTTTTGTAACTTCCAAATACCTGTACCGGAAGTAAGACGGCTAAAGGTAGTCCAATTTTGACCTGCTTTTCCTGTGGAACTAGCCCACGAAACTAGAGTATTACTACCTTTTTCTAATATTTTTTGATTCTGAGCAAGATTAGCAGTTAAAGTGGATAACGATTGAGATACTGCATCAATCGACTCTTCACTCATTTAATCACCTTGCTTGCTTTTTTATCTTATCCATTTCTTCGGATTTTATTTCTTCGACAACTCCATGTACCTGTAATAAGTCTTTAACTAGACCAACAGGCATTTTATACACTTCTAAAGGACTTATTGCCAATGCCTTAGAAAGCATATAAACAGTGATTAAGGAGGCTATTTTAGGGCTTGTATCTTTGCCCTTAAATGCACCCTTAATCATCCTTTTTTTCGTCATCCTCCTGCATCAGATTCATTGGATTAGGAAGGATTTCTTTAATCTGACTACCCACATATGGGCTAAGACGCAACATATCAATAGTTGATAATGAAGGTTCCGTCTTTTCAATAAAGTTTTCAACCATGTACCTATACATACCGTTTAGGTCAAGGTCAAAAGATTGAGTACGAGAGTCAATTTTCATGACTGAATTTAAGGCTTTCTCGGCTTCAAGCCAAGTGGGTTCTTTAACCCATACCTTTAGGTATTCATCTAATTCGGGTGACACTTTAATATAATGTAGTGTCGATTCGCTCAGTGCAAAAAGCACATTCTTATCTGTTATAACTTTTTTATCTAACATATTCTTCCACCTACAAAACCAACAAACGAACAAACGGTGTTGGTGGAATATTATTCTAATTTAGACTTCTTAGGTTCCTCTTTTTTAGTCTCCGTAGTAGTCTCTTTTTTAGGGGTTTTCTTAGGGGCTTTTTTAGCGGCTTCGATTCTTGCTCTTTCTGCTAAGTATTTTTCTCGATAAGAAACCATCTGAAATCACCCCTGTAATACCCAATGAGTAATAGTAGTACAATTAGTTAATGTCCTTGGCATTAATGTTGCTTCGACTGTAATTGGCCCTTTATCATCAGGAACAGTCCATGTGTTAGCAGTTGTAAAGTAATCATCAAAAGCCATAGTAAGCGATTCTCCGCTATCTTTAGTAAATACCAAATCAATAGATTCACTAGCAACATTGTTTTCGTCTTGGTTTAATAATTCAGTGAATAGTGTATCATCTGTAACCATAGCAGTAATCGCTATTTCATAGTTTCTTTGTGCTGGAATACCGTCTTTAATGGACTTATTACCAACACCGACAAATCTCTTATCTTGTAAGTTATTGTTGATAGTCAGTGTAAAGTTAGTAATCTTTAAAAACTCTTGCCCGAATACTGAAATACTGCCATCAGAAAAGAAAAACGGTTCTAAATGAGTAGGTTCTGATGTGAAGTTAAACAAGGATGAATTTTCATCAGAATGTAATCCGCCTCTTGATTCATAACCTGTACCTGTCGCCATAGTCTGTGGTATTCCCGTTACTGCTCTTGTATTCAAGTCCATAGTCATTTTTAATTCTTCATTTTCATTAGCGGTCATTGTTAGAGTATTTACTCTATTTCCTCTTGCTACCCTAACGAAGTTTAAATCTTCTGCACTTGCATGATTTTCGGATTGATAATGAGTTGCCACTGTACCTGCTAATTTACTTAGTGAATATTCAAGTGCGAATGATGGTAAATGGTCGCTATTGGATTCTTCAAATTTATATGTAATATATCCTCCTGTTGCGGCAACCGGATAAGTGATGTTATCAAAGTTAGTTTGTGGTGCAGATTCAACAAGTGGGTTGATTGGAGGAACAATATGAACAGAAGCACCTGCTGAACCAACGGCATTAACTCTATGGATAAATGGCCCCTCATCAATATGAGAATTAGCGGTTGCTCCGTCATCAATGTATAATTTATGGGAGTTAGTTCCTGTATGGTAATTTGTTGGGTGGTTAGAAGTGCTTGTCGATGCCGGAGTTACTTCAGTACATTTACCTAAAGCATAATAAAGCCAAGTTACATGATTACACATCAAAGCCAAGTTACCGCCAGATGCAGTTTCAATACCTTTGTATTGATGAGTAAAGTTTCTTGTACCACCGAGAGAAAGATTCAATTGCTTCATTTCAACTTCAATATTAGGGAATGCCGCAGTTTCAATTAATCCAAGCCAATTATCAGCATGAAGTCTTGTTTTACCTGTTCCATCATCTTCTGAATCGGGGGCAGGGCATGGTGCGCCATATGCTCTTAATACGAATGAATCTGCTGAAATATCCACCGCCGTACTTGTAGCAGGTGTAATAGTAAAGGTATCATTGTCGTTAGAAGTAACAGTGTGAGAAGAAGTATAAACTCCGGCATTATACCAATCAATAGCACAACCAACATACATATCATCAACTAATTGAAACTGAGCCAATGCTGATTGTAAAAATTGAATTTGAGTTGTGCTAGTTGTCGCAGGTTGGAAATAAAAGTCCACCTCTGGAACAAAAGTCATTGATGCGCCGCTACCTAAAAATATACCACTATCTGTCATGTTAATCTCTCCTTTCCTTTTACAAACTTACTAAGGGAGTGTTAATGCGAATCTTTTTGCTTCTATGCTCATTTTATATCCGAATAATCTTTTTGAACGGTCATTACTTTCATTTCTAGAGCCTACAAATATTTGATTAAACTTAGAACCGTCGCTTGCAGTGTAACCTGTACGACCCCGTTCAAGTGCATGACGGGCAATCAAGTATAAAGCCCTTAGCCTATCTTTTCCAAAATCAGCATCCGTTCCGGCCCTTTCATCGTGAATCGTGCGTATGTGCATTGTGAAAGTATAAGTCTCATTTCTAATATCAAAGTTAATCGTAGGGTATTCTATATTCTGACCATCTTCAAAAAAGATAATTACATCTTTAGCGGTTAAATCATACCTTACCCCTTTATTTTTTTGTAATGTTCTTACATCAACAAAATTAGGAGTACCTGCGTGGTCTGCTGAAATAGTCCCTGCACTTTGTAAAGTACTAACAGAAGAAGACCATTTACTACTTACTAAATCTATTAGCAAAGATACTTCATCCATAATTATTTCTCCTTAGTATGGTGGGTTTATTTTTTTAGCAGTACCGATTGAACCTATTTTATTCATATTATTGATAGTGGATTTTATTTCCTTCTGTATTTCCTTTTCAATCGCTTTAGAAAAATTACTTTCTGCATTCCTAATCATTTCTTCATCACTAAAAGTAAAGTCCATTCCTAACAATTCAGATAATTCTTTCATTCCTTTTTGTCTTTCTTTTTCAATATCAAGATATTTTCTAAATCCTCTTATCGAAGCATCAATATTCATACTAACACCTAATCAATAAGGAATACCATATCCCCTTTACCTTTAATTAAAGCATTGGCTTCTTTAACTAATATATCATATTTTTCTTTAGTTGATATATTACCGCCTGTTTCAGCAATAAGAATGGTTTGGTCGTCATGTCTTAACAATTCAGCCGCTACTAACATAGTAGTTGCTTTGTGGATTAATGAAGGTACTCTTCCATCACCCGCAACATAAGTTACTATGATTGAATTTTGAGTATGGTAAGGATAGTCTCTAAGGAAAAAGATTCGGCCTTCATCCCCAATAGTCCAAAAAGAACCAAGTCTCTTCATATCTTGCATATCAGTGAATGGAGTTGAGGCAGTGTTTGATGTCTCACCCGCTTTATCTGCTATTGCTATGGTGCAATTTGAGCCATCCTCGCCCGCTAAAAGGCTAGAAATGTTTACTTTGTTACCATCATCGGGGTCAACACTAGCATAAAAGAAATCAGAGATAGCAATAGAAGAATCCGCTTCAGAATTTTTAGACTTGTTAGTTGTAGCATTAGTAAATTGAGCAGTATTGGCCGGATATTCTTCATTTATCAAATGACATATCTCTTGTGCAGTAGTCTTTGAACCAAAACTGTTATTGAAAGTATTGTTAGCAGAAGTTCCTCCTTCTCCTGTAAAGTATAATATCCAAGAAGAACCACTGTTAGGTAGTTGTAATGTAATGCTTCTTAAATCATTATAGTTAGATGAGTCTAATGTAATGCTTGCTGATGCTGATGCTAATTCTTGATATTGGTTTCCTTGCCATACCTTTAGTGAAATAATCTTTTTAACCTTAAGAGTATCTAATTGAATAAAACCTACATATCCTCCATAATAAGATTGCATAGGATGGCGAATAAATTCAAAATTATGAAACTCATTTTTCCATATGATAGGTCTAAAAGAACGCTTTACCTTTTCATCAACTAGGCCTTCAACAGTTTTTATTATTGAACCTACTTGTGCTTGACTTGGGTAAGTTGATGATGAAAATGCAGGTACTTGTAGTAAGTCCGATACTGCACCTTTATCTGTATAGAAACCCTTTCCTGTTGAGTAATCAACATCAATTGCGGTATAGTCACTTGGGGAGGATGCTATCGGCATTTCAAATCACCATATTTAATTCCTTTAATTTTTTATTTATTCTTTTAGCGAATAAGTTAATGTCATTTTTAACTTCATAAGGTTTTTTATCGAACCCAGATAAAGGAGACTCTTCTCCCCTAATATGAGGGATTGATTGCCTTTGCTTAAAAGGAGAGGCTTCGCTTCCTCCGCCTTTTCCTTTTGGAACAATAGGAGGGACTAACTCTTGCTTTGGAGATAGCATAAAGGTATTCACTGTATATTTGGGCGGCTTTTCCTTTCCTTCTTTATCTTTGGTAATTGTTTCTGTTACTATTAACTTTATTGTGTATAATGTTTTTAAATCATTTAAGGCTCTAATTACATTTTTATTTGTTTTTATAAAACTCTTAGGATTAGACCATGCCTTTTTTTCTTCTTCTGAAGTTAAAGTTGTTTTTTCTCTTTTTATACCTAATTTGTCTTTAAACTCTTTAAATAATTTCTTACTTAATTTTT